TCTTTTAATGGTTCATATACTCCTGATAGAAAATCAGCTCCTATAAGCCCGAACTGCTGCTGCAGTACTGTCAATGCTCCTGGCAATGTTTCAGTACCCATTTTCTGCGCAAGACCCTGATACTTATTGGTAGCCTTATATAAGTCGTCAAAACCGACTTCGCCTTTACGCGTCATTTCAGCTAATTCTTCGGCGTTTACGTTCAGTTGTTTCTGAAGAAGTTTATATATCGGGATTCCGCGCTGGTTCAGCTGATTCAGCGTTCTTGCATCGATCTTGCCTTTTGCGTAAGCCTTATTCATAATCGCGCCCATGCTGTTTACATCGATGCCAGCTAATTGTGCGAGGTCTGCCGTTCGTGTCAGGTATTCGTTTAGTTCGTATTTTTCCGTAACACCTGAACCGAGCGCCCCGCTTGCGACCTTTGCCATATCCTGAAGCATGAACCTTGTACCGTCTACCGAAGCAGTAACGCCATTCATTACTTTTTCCAGCTCTTCGCCACGGTAGCCTAGTACTTCCAGCTGTTTCGAAGTTTCGTCTAGACTTTTCAGTCTTTCAAAACCTTTATACAAAGCGATCCCAGCGAGCGCCGCCGTAAACATTCTCGCGTATCTCGTGGCCCCTGATAACTGTTGACCTACTGACTTGATACCTTTACCTAAGTTCGTCACGCCCTGCCATTGCGCCCTTGCGAGCTGTGCGTTGAACGTTCTTACTTTTCCTTCGGCTTCAGCTACCGCCCTTCGTACCTTCAGATATTCCACGGAAGTTTTATCTACCTTCTGTGCGTTCAGCTGATTCTGTATTTTTCTGAAGTCCGATAACTGGGTTTTTGCCTGCTCGATACGCTGTTTCAGTAATTGCTGTTTCGTTGCCAGTAATTCGGTGTTTTTAGGATCAAATTTCAGATTTTGATTTATCTTTCTGATTTCAGATTCTACCGATACTGATTCCGCCTTTACCTTGTTTAATGCCGTCTGTAATTTTGTAGTATTACCGTCGTATTCGATCGTAATTCCTTTTATCTGTCCTGGCATTTTATTACTCCTTACCCGAGGAACGCGTCTATATCTGCCTGTGTGGCATTGCGTACCTTCGGTTTATCTTCGGTCTGTTTAAGGCCGTGAACTTCGTTCCATGTTATGCAGTAGTCAAGAAGTGCGCCCAAGTCCATTTGTAAAGCCCCGTCAAGCGTTAGCCCTCTGTCGATTCCTGCGACAATGACTTCGTCCATTGTAAGAGGCGCGCTGTTATCATCTCCTTGAGGGGCTGGTATTTTTTTGATGTTGTGTATGTATCTGCAAGGGTCGTAAATACCTTTGGTAATATTTCATCGTACGGGAACTTATCCTGTTCGGCTTCCCATTCCTCGAAGTCTGATATGCTATCATCAGCGTTTTTACTAAGCGCCCATATAACTTGATTTACCGTTTCCCATTCAAGCGCATATATCTTTTCTTCTACTGCGTCTATGTCAATTTCCTGCTCGTTGAATACATCAGTGCCTACTTTGATCACAGTGTCTATCAGAGGTACTATATCGGGAAAAATATCATGCCCGAAGTTATCCCTGTAAATATTGAACCAACGTAGTGATGTATCGATCTTGAGCTTTCTCTTATTATCGATTTTTATAGTTGCTTTCATTCTGATTCTCCTTTACCTTGCTACATTCGTTAGCTTTGAAAGTAGCTTCGCAGATTCTTCTTTTTCTACAGGTGCGATATGTTTACGCGCCCTTACCCGCCTTGTGCCATTCCATAAGGCGTGACCGTTTTCGAGCAGATGCGTTAATTGATAGTCTGTGGCGTTCCTTACCACATAGCCAACCAAACGAATACCTTTATGCCCCGCGCCTATCGGCTCGTAGGTCCAGCCCGAAGCATAACGCCCGCCATTATATCTTTTCTTCGGCGAAGTGGCTTTCAGCTTTGCCACCGATTCCGAAGCGGCTTCTCTACAATAGCGGTCAGTATTCCGTTCTATCGTATTTACTGATTCATTAAGAATGTTTTCGAGCTGTTTCGTCATTCCGTCCATTTTTATACCGCCCCGTATAATTTATCGACTTTCAAAATAAAATCGCTCTATGGCTTTATTTCGTCCTTAGAACAAAAGCGGCGGAGCATGTAGCCCCGCCGTGAAATAGTTTTTCCTTATGCACTTGCCGCCGCTGGAATAGGCGGTGTCGTATACATTGTTGAATAAGCTGTATCGCCTTCATTGTAGGAAGCCTTGATAAGTCCGGTCTTATTATCGCCGATAGCTGTATAGTTCAGGGTTTCCGTTGTAGGCTCTTTCGTATCTTCGGTCGTTGCGTGTTCAACATTGATGTTACCGAGTGATACGTTATACAGGATGTTTCTTCTCTTGTGTACGTCGCCGTCAATTTCGAATAAGATGCAGACTTTTTTCTTCGCCTTATTCTTGAACTGACCGATGCCGCCGCCTGTCATTACACCGTAGTTCATATAGCTTGTCAGGAAGTTGTCAGGGAACTTCGCCATTTCGAGGTCGCCCGTGAAACCGTTATCCGCGTCTTCTACGTAAAATCTTTCGTTATCAGCGTAGAATACAGATTCCGCTGTTTCAGGGTCAAGAGTCAGATTTACGGCCCCTGGGATTTCCATAGGTGTACCGAGTGTAACGGTACCGCCCTGACCTTCGGTATATTCGCATACGGCAATGTGTGACAGTCCGAACCTTACTTTGTTTGTTTCTGCCATTTTCATTACTCCTTTTTATGGTCGCCATACTGTGTAATAGACTACGAATACGTTTTCGTCTTCTATCCACACGTCTTCCGATTTTTCATACATATAACCGTTATTAATGAACGCATCTTCGATAGCATCTTCGTTGGCCTTGCTTTTATCGATGAAATAGTATTCCACCTGATATTCGTCTTGTTTTGCATATATCTTACTATCAGCTATGAAGTGGCCCTGCCCCGAACCGAGATATAAAATATATGGCGGTTTCTGACGCTCCGTGAAACGTCCGTAAGCCGAGGGTATATCAAGCCCGCTTAGAAGTTCAGATATTGTCATGCTGATACCTCCGTTCCGATGCTACGGCCCAGCGTTAGTATTACCTCGTCGCCGTCCCAGTAAGTACGTATCACCTTATAGATTTTTCCGTGGAATAAAACGAGCTTTTGATCATCATAGTCGATGCTGTGTGAAATAGTCATTTCGATTTCAGGCGTAAGCCCCGCTGTTGATGCTGAATAAAATTCCGATCTTGTAACGCTACGTATTTTGCAAAAGACTTGCGAATACGTTTTACGGGTCTTTATATTCAGCTCGCTATCCTGATATGTTTCTTCAGTTATCAGTTTTGCTATATCGTCCATTAATTTTCGTCCTTTAGGTGTTGATGAAAAATCAGTTGGTTAAGCTGGTAGCGGACCATGCGCGGCATACCTTCGCCGGTATCACGCTTTCGCCATAGCCAGCCAGCATACATTGTTACCGTCTGCATATGATCGATGTTGTTAAGGTCTAATGTCACGCCCTCGGCTTCTATCTCTTTCTTCGCAGAACTTATGTACTGTTCCAGCCGTTCGTTGTACGCGTCAGATGTTATCCCGAGGTCGATTTTTAAGGCCTTTAGTATTTCGCTGTCGCTCATGGCCCGCCCCTTTCACTAATTAGATTCTTCTGCGTTTGCTGTGTCAGGCGCAAAAGTGATTCCTGCGGCTGAAGGTGTTGTGTTATTGATTCCGATAGCTACGAATGCTTCAGCGATAACAGGTTTTCCGTCATATCTCGCGTTAGCCATGTAAACGCGTTTTCTGCTCAGGAACATAGCGTGATCTGATTCCTCGAATGTAATGCCTTCACGTTCTGCGAGCAGATAGTTATCAAGATATCCGCCGATAATTACGTTATCAGGCATGAAGTCAAGTACTTCGATAACCCCGCCAGCTACTGGCATTGTTCCAGTTGCGCCCGTAACGACAGCGCCTGCGGCGTTGATAGAAAGTCCAGCGACCTGAAGGGCTGTGAATGTAGTGTCATTCATGACCCATACTTTCTCGCCACGGCTGTACTTTCCTTTTGCGGCAGCCGCGTTAATGATAAAGTTCTCGAACAGTTTGATACCTGTTGAATTCGCGGCAGATATTGTCTTGATATTCGAGGTGTGCAGGTCGACCCACTCTCTTTCTGTTGCTGGGTAGTCAGCAGGTTTTGCTGTTTCAGCAAGTCTTGTAAAGATTCCCTTCGGCATTCTTGTACCAAGTCCGAACAGGATCGCTTTATCAAGTGCCATACCGATAGCCGCGCCAAGTACCTGTATGATCTCTGCGGCGAGGTCGATATCGCTGTCCTGAAGTGTAGCCTTGCATACTGGGATATATCCACCTACATTCCAGCAGTAAACCTCAGCATCGTTGAAGCCGAGGTTAAGCTCGTTGATATTGGCACAGCAGTCAGTCCATACGGCTTCAGGAATAGTACCTTCCACGACTTCCCTTGCGTTACCTTTTACCTGACGAAGGTTTACGTGTCTATACAGCTTTGAATATTCCATGATATTCTCTCTGATAAAACCAACGAGAACTTCAGGAATAAGCAGTCCCGTATTACCGAGTGCTCTCTTTTCTGCGATAGCGCTTCTTACGTTACCCAGGAATTCCTTTACATCGTCACGCTGGAGCATTTCGTTTGCCTGCTCTGCGTTTCTGAAAATTGATCTTGTGTTCATGTTGTAATTACTCCTTGTTTCTTTTGTCGGCTCTTTTCTTTCTTCGTCCGACTTTTCAGGTTCAGGCTCCTGCTCCTTTTCGAGGTCGGCGATTTCTTTTTCAAGTTCCGCTACTCTCTGTTCGAGCTTGCCCTTTTCTTCCTTGTTGGCATTGCGCTTTTCGTTGAATTCGTTTACAGCATCTTCCACGGCGGCCTTTTCTTCGTCGTTGCTTACCGCTTCGATATCCTTTGCGAGTTCAGCTTCACGCTTTTCGAGCTCGGTCGCTTCAGCCGTCAGCTTTTCCAGCGCGGCCCTTGTTTCCTTCAGCTCTTTAGCCTTCAGTAAAACTTCTAACATTTTTCGATTTTCCCTTTCTGTTCTTCCTTCCATTTCTGAAGCTGTCTTTTCTCGATTTCGGCTTTCTGCTTTGACCTTGCTGAAAGATTTGTTTCCTTGTAAGCAGGGAAGGTACAAACACTAACTTCATACAGTTTGACTTTCTTGATAGTCCAATGAACCGACCCGTCGTCTCGGTACTCCGTGTCTTCGTCTAAGATATCGAACCCAAAGCTCGCCTGCGTCACGTCTTTTCTATCGACCCTTGCCTTCGTGTTAAGTGCGTCCTGGTCTTTCGGATTGATCAGAACACGCCCGTACAGTCCGTGAGAGTCGGTAGAAAGTTCCAGCGTTTTC